TTGTCAGCAGCCCCCGTTTCGTGGTCTGCGTGTAGTTCCTTGTAAACTGACCTAAGCCAAGTCGTTAACAATTGAATAACATCCACCTAAAAAGTAAATATACTTCCCAAACGAAATACTACCAGCAGAAGCTATGCTTCGCGGCAAAGATGTACTCCAATTAGTAGCCGTGCCTATTTTAAGGTCAATTTCTGTTATTGTAGAAAACAAATCGTTATATCCGACTAACCATCCGCCAAGTAGATATATTTTATCGTCTATTGCTGCAATACAACGAGCGGAACCATTGTTATTTATAGCATCAGACACAAGAGTTGTAGTATCATTAACAACATCTTTTTTGTATAGACGATAACCTGCAATGACATAAATATAACCGTTATATGATATGATTTGAGGATATATGCCGGATGATGAGCTATATTGGTTATTGAGAAATTGCTCTGGAGTATACGAAGCAACAACACTCATTGTATTAACATCTACAACATTGAGAAAATAATTTGATGTAGAAGCACCTTTTACGATAACATATAATTTTCCATCATGGTAACAGCAAGATGGAATATAATCTGTATTTATTTTTAGTTTACCAACGACACCAACATACTTCTCGCTTCCGAAATTGATTTCCGGCTTACACTCCACAGCATCAGGCTTTGTTGCCAATGGTACCCAGAGCTTGGTGGTGTCTGTGGGAGGGGTTGCACCGTAATCAATGTTGAGTTTTACCCCCCCCCGTTGGTAATAATTGGATTGCCGTAAATTACGCTCATGCAGATACCTCCGTGATGGTCACCTGAACCGAAAGATTAGCATTGGGCTTCTCTCCAAGCGCTTTTGCGGTAAGGGTGCCATTGTTGTTTTCAATCCAGATAGCGCTGGTGCCGCTGTCGATGAGTACACCGAGGGCTGTTGCGTCCATTTGGATGTCTACTTTGCTGTTGACGGTGATGCCGGTTATGGTGACTGTTTGGGTATAGGGGCCGCTGCCTGTCCAGGATGCCGTGGGGAGGGAGAGGGTATTCTTCTTTACCTTGCAGGCATTGATTGCCGTCTGCTGTGCGGTAGACACCGGCTTATTGGCATCGCTGGTGTTATCTACATTTCCAAGTCCGACCTGGGCTTTGGTTACGCCATGTGGGTTAGCCTTATCGGAAACATGGGTATAGGGGGCCTGCTTCACATTGTCCACATTGCTAAGGCCCACTTGCGTTTTGGTTACTTCGTGGGGGTTGGCCTTGCTTGCAATATGGCCGGGCACATCCGCCAGCGCCGCATTGAACGCCGTTTCCGTACCGGAATAGCCGCCCTCTACGGCGGTCTGATAGGCGGATTTACCATCGGCACCGGCTACGCCTGCGGGGCCTTGTTCGCCCTGCGGGCCAACGGGGCCTTGAATGCCCTGAATACCCTGCTCACCTTGGGGGCCTGTTGCGCCGGTAGCACCAGCCGGGCCAGTAGCGCCAGTCTCACCCTGTGGGCCTGTTGCGCCGGTATCGCCCTTTTCGCCTTTGTCACCTTTGGGGAGTACAAAATCGAAAACCGCAGCGGAGGTAGTGCCGCTGTTGGTAACGGAAGCAGCAGCGCCGGAAGTAACTGTACCAACCGTGATGGTAGCAGCTGCGCCGTCTGCGCCCTTTTCGCCAGGTGCGCCCTTTGGGCCTGTTGCGCCTGTTGCGCCAGTAGCGCCTGTGGGGCCTACTTCGCCCTGTGGGCCTTGGACACCCTGCGGTCCTTGCGGGCCGATGGGGCCTTGCAAAGCACCTACACTTACCCAGTCATTGGCCGTCTCGCTATAAATGTAGCACTCGCCATCTTCCTGCACATAGTACATCTTATCGTTACCGGCTGGGATCGCGTTTTTCAGCGCTGCCAGTGTAGGATAGCTGTCCTCGATATACAGGCTGGTTCCGTCTTTACCTGCGGGGCCTACGGGGCCTTGTGGGCCGATTGGGCCTTGCGGGCCTTCCGGGCCTCTGCCGCCGGGAGCGCCTGTAGCGCCGGTGTCGCCCTGTTCACCCTTGGGGCCTGCGGGACCAGCCGGGCCTTGTGCGCCGGTTGCGCCGGTTGCTCCACGGGCACCGGTTGCACCGGTATCCCCCTTGGGGCCAGTATCGCCTTTATCACCTTTGGGGCCGGTTGCGCCTGTGGCTCCGGTAGCACCGGCAGGGCCCTGTTCGCCTGTTTCGCCCTTGGGGCCCTGGATGCCCTGTACGCCCTGTAAGCCTTGCGGGCCTCTCGTACCCTGTGCGCCCTGCTCGCCCTGTACGCCCTGCGGCCCCTGCGGGCCTCTCACACTGACGGCCTGCGGGGCAATGGCGGTATCCTGAATGGTGAAGGACATAACGCCGCTGGCATCTACATAGGGAACAATAACGGGGCCTGTCAGGCCTTGGTCACCCTTCGGCCCCTGCTCGCCTGTGTCGCCTTTCTCGCCCTGCGGGCCGGTATCGCCTTTCAGGCCGGTAACAATGGTTTCGGTACCATCATCTGTTACTGTGCCATTGGCGAATTTCAGGCGGCTGCGCTGCGGCGCTACTGTGCCATCCGGCGCTATGATGATGTGGCCGGAAGACCCGGTGGCTTCCCATGTCTCGCCGTCATTGCTGGTTTCCAGCACCTTGTCGCTGTTCAACCGGATGTATTTCACATTGCCGGTGATGATGCGCTTGGCCAGCTCCGCCTGTACGGTACTGGCATTACCTTTAATATCTGCTGCGCCCATATTGCTGGCAGCCGCCAGTGCGTTCAGGGCATCAACAAGGCTGTTATACGCAGGAATGACGACCTCACGCACCACAGCCTCTACGGAGAATTGCATTTCATTGACGGAAAGGTTCGGGGTGGTGTCCTGCCCAATTACCCCAACCCTGTTGCCGTCACTATCGGTAAATACTGCATCCGGGGTATAGGGATTGCCGTCGGATGCTTTGATTTTTTCAAACATAGCTTACCCCCTGTACTTTCTCGTTTCTCGGTACTCTACTGCGATGTTCTCGATGCCGAAAGGCTCCGCATTGCCGTTGGAGAAGCGGAACCGCACTTTATCAAGGTTGCGCATATCCAGCTTCCTGCCCAATACCTTCGGAGTTGCATCGGTACTCCATGTCCACTTCGACCAGTCTATATCCTCCCATGAGAAGAAGCGGGCAGTTCTCGCATCGGTCAGAATGGAGATCCATTTGCCACTGCACATCGCAGAGGCGTTTACGCTCGTCCGAACGAACGCAGACAGCCTGCACGCAAGGTAACGGAAGTGCTTGCTGGAGTAAAAGGTCTTGCCATCGATATCTGGGGTTTCCCACTGGCACCCTACTGGTGTGTATGTCTCCCCGTCCATCGTGTCGTTGTAGGAGTTGGGAGCGGTCTCATCGGTATTGAATTTGCATACTTTGCCGTCCGCCGTACCAAAGAACAGTTCGCCGTTATCGTCCCAGATCACCCTTGCGGGTATTCCGGTCAGATAAAAGCACTCGTACTGGTAGTTGGAATACGGCTCCCCATCCTCGTAGTGCTTTTGCAGCAGGTCAAGCACATACACGCCAGCACCGGCCGCAATGAAATAAAAGTCCTTGTGGATGCAGGCATAGGCATCGGCGATATTGCTTTCCGAAAGCAGCTTCGGATTGATATAAAAGCTGCGGCTCTGCACATAGCGCTCGCCGGTCACATCGGAAGCAGTCAAGGCAAATATGCCGGTGGAGGAAAGGAACAGCGGCTCGTTATCGGTCGGCACAAAGCTGTGCGGAGCGATGGCGCCGTGTCCGGTGATGACATTTCCGGTCTTAAATGCAAAGGTCTCCACGCTGTTGCCGAGATCATCGGTCTCCGTTACCGTGGAGCCGGTGCGCACATACACCGCGCCGGTGGTTCCGCTCTTGTGGGCCGCTATCCTGTCGCCCACGATGGAATAACCTACAATGCGCTCGCTATCCTCGCCCAGTATCGAATAGGATAAATCGGAAAAATAGGAAAAATCATTCTGCGCCGACCAAAAATCCCTGTTCTTAAAGTTCGGATCGCCGGTCACAAATAGCCGTGTGCCCGTCTCGCCATACACAATACAGGTATCGCAGTTCGTAATGCGGCTGCGGCTCTCGCTCCTGTCCTTAGATGCAGTGATATATACATTGTCCGCGCCCTCCAAAGGGGATTTACCCGGAGCGGCTACGAATGTCACGGTGCCGCTGGTGCGGTTTACAGTAAAGTCGGTAGTCTCTACCTTGTCTACGAAGGAACCGTCAGCTTGCAATACCTTTGCCGTTACAGGTGTTGTATCCAAATTTTCAAGGGAAAGTTGAAATACTATTGCTGCTGCGGTCTTATCTCCTACATAGAAAGATTCCGTCCACTTATCCGACATGAGGTTGATATCCTCATAAGTTGTTCCGCCGGTACCATCCGGATTTTTATTGATAACGATGCGCGGCACATAGGCGCTGTCCGATACATTAGCCACGGTAAAGGTGTCGCCACTGTGCGTTACCTTGTAGTAGTGTGCTCCATCCAGCAGGTACAGCGCTTTATCGAAGTTCTTGCCAACCGAAAAGGCATCATTCATGGCGGACGAGATCAGCGTATCTCCTGCATACAGTTTCGTGCCCGCATGGATAATATCTGTCCCATCCAGAGAGAACCGACCATTGATACGGCCATCGTATACCGCCGTCTTGGCAAAGCCAAGGCGCTTTCTCACGCGGCCGGGGGAGGAACGGATCATGTTCTCGCAGTTGGGGCTTCTTCTTGGGTCAATATTGGTTGCGCCGCTGGAAAAGTCGCAGCCATAAAAGTCGTTAATGACCATGGCATTGGTCTTTACCACATCAGCGCTGGGGAGTTTTGCCGGGGAATATCTCATTTGCTCCCCTCCTTACATCATGAATACGGTTTCAATTACTTGGTGTTTCTCGATGTCCTCGTCCGTCATAGCGCCTACCATCTCTGCAAAGCGTCCGGTGAGGAACTGATTCAGCGCCAGTGTCTCATCAATGCCGCTTGTGGCATCAATGGCCAGCCGAAGTGGGATCAGCGGAACCGCCTTGGGCTCCACCTCTATCTCGGTCGCACCGGAAGCGCCTGCAAGGGTGGCGTGCCGGTGCTTATACTGGATATCGAACTGCCCGCTGTAATGGTACGGGATCGCAATATGGTATTCATCCAGCCGCCGGTAGTCGGAAAAGTCGCGGAAGGCCACGCCGTCACCGGAGAAAAGGATTTTCACCATGCCGTTCATCTGCTTGGGCAGCTCATACGGTACCCATGCTATGTGCTCCGGGATTTCTACAAGCGGGAATGCATAAAACGCAGCGTTTCTTACCTGGAATGGGTACTGCGATTCCAACTTGATACTGCCGTTAAAGCTGCCGGAAAGCCGCTGGAACTCAGGAGCGGTGATCTGCTGCCGGGCCCCATCGATAGTCGCTGTTAGAACACCGCAAATTTCAAGCGTGTAGGCTTTTGCATCACTGTTGGTAAACTCGTAGGTATCACCGGGATAAACCGTATTAGCTTCAAAATGGGAGCCCTCCATGCACCGAGGCATGTTCTGAACGATGCTGATGGATTCGATCAGCGGGAACTGCGATTCCACCATTGCAACAGCACCGTCCAGCAGGTGCTCCATTCTGTCCTTGTAGTCGGCTATAAATCCGTTGCTTGCGGCAGCGCCGTTTACGGTGGCTTCATCTATCCACCGCAGCGCACCGTTGATGGCATCGTTCTTGTTCATTCAATCACCCCATGTACCCTGCTTCTTCAAGGATGCGGGCAACTTCTTCGGGTACATCCACCCATTCGCCGCGCTTGATCTGATAGGTATAGCCGTTGATGCACACAGGCACTACGACATCTTCTTTGTTCAGCTTGTCCTTCGGCAGACGAATGCGTACCTTCTTGCCCTTGGCGAGTTCCTCGCCGGTCGCTTTTTCTACGATCTCTCCGACCATGTCGGGGTTCTTAATCTCTTTAGCCATGTTAAATCCTTTCTGTAAAAGAAGGGAGGGGTGTTACCCCCCTCCCTTGTATTTGGTTAGGCAGAAGCCATGGACTGGATGCAGACCATTGCCAGCTCCTGCAGACGGACAGTAACTGCCATCGCTTTCCAGCCGACACTCGCGCGCTGGTTCAGGGGATCCTCGGTACCAGCGGAGCCAGTGGGCTTGATGATGATTTCGGGTTTGGAGGAGCCGTTCACATCGACCACGCCGTAAGCGTCCTTGCCTACGATAAGGGTCTTATGCAGGGTACCCGCAGTAGCGGTCGTTGCATCGGTGGGACACATGGTGGTCAGAATGAAACGGACACCATGGATACGACCGATCTCGCCCTTCATGATGTTCTCTGCACCATTGTACTTGGAGATATCCTGCCACAGGCTGTCGTTCTGCAGGTCGTATGCTACACTGGGATCGCAGAAGCCGATGTAATAGCCGCCCTCTAGGGGCTCGGCGTTGTTGTTGCGCAGGGTGCGCACCGCTTTCTTGATCTCCTCGCTGTTTACCACCTTACCGGCGGCAATAGCGGCAGCGGAAGCAGCGCCGCCAGCAAACTGCTGGGAAGTACCCTTGAAAATAACATCCGCGCAGCGGGTCTCCAGGGTCTTGGCGGCGTTTTCGCCCATCAGCGCAGCGGACTCCGTCAGGACGGGGTCGATGCCGACCATGCTGATCTTGTCAGACAGGCGGACCCAGTTGCCCTCCTGCGCCACGGTAGCGGTCACAGCGGTGATGGACAGGTTGTCGCCGTCAGGGGTCACGCCCTCGGTCAGGGATGCCGCAGGGACATCAAGGGAGTTGAAGCGGCGGAAGTTGATGGTGTCGCCCTCGTTCTTCGGCATGGGGCGCTTCTGGCCGTACTTGAGGAAGGTCAGATTGGGCAGCAGCCGGGACAGCAGGGTGCGGTCGTAAAAGGTTTTCTGTTCAGCGGTAAGATTACCGTAAGTCTGGGTAGTAGTTGCCATAGTTTTATACACTCCTTAATTTTTTAATTCCCCCCGGAGTGCAGCTTGATACAGCTTTTCAAAGTCTTTGTCCGACATCTTCATGTAGTCGGCTTCGGTTTCGGGGCTTTCGCCCGTCAATGCTCCGGGAGATGCTTGTGCGTTGTTGTTGATTCTTCGGAGCGTGTCCTCCTTTGCCTTGTTTGCAGCATCGTTGGCGAGGTCAAAATAGCTGTTCGCCAAAATTGTGTTGAACGCTGCATCCACGCTGCAGGGCGTCCCCTCCTGGGTGCAGTAGTCCATCAATTCAACCACTTGGTCTTTGAGCTTTGTGAATGTCTGCCCTCTTACAGGGTCAGCCTCCAGCTCTCTCATGCGCTCATTGCTCCGCAAGCGGGCAATCTCCGCTTCCAAGGATTGATTCCGGTAAGCTGATACGGGGTCGGTTTGGCCGTCCTCGTCCAGTCGCTGCATCGCAACAAAGGCTTCATACTCCGCCTTTGTGGTGATGGGCCTGTCATTGTCATAATGATTGGTCAGGCCCATGCTGCGGATAAAGTCGTCCACGCTCTTTTGGGATGCTTCTTTGATTCTCCGTGACACACGCTGTGTCTCGGTCGGTTCTTCCTGCACCGCAGGTTCTTCCTGCTCGACAGGCTCGGTTTCCTCTACTGCGGGAGAGGAGTCGATATCTTCAACGATATCTTCATTAGCAGCAGTCATGATTTCTTCGTCCATAATTTCCTTTCTGTGGCGAGGTTCGGTTTGTTCCGTTTAGCAGCCACTTAAAAATTGGTTATCCCTCCAAGGGGTTGGTCACATAGGTCGGTGTCCTGTTGGTGCATTTGGGGTTCTTGCACTCCAGCTGCAGCTTGATAAACGCTTTTGTCTCTGTGTTTGGAGAGGTATCCCCGGTGAATGTAAGGTATTTGCCTGTGATCCGCATCTCTGCCTTACAGTTTGGGCACAGCATTATTACCGCCTCCTTTGTACTTGTCTAGCGGGGTTGGGGCCTTTGGGACATCCGGCAATGGTACGCCGCCTACTCCCGATACGCTCTGCAGCCCCTCGATGTTTTCTTCTGGTACTCCGGGCATCCCCATCGGGGTCGGCTGCATCTCCCGCATCCGCTTAAACTTCTCCTTAAACGGGGCTACATTCGGGTCGGACAGCTCTATGTACTGGTCGATTGTGATATCTCCCCGGTCGAGCATCTTATCCAGTGTGGCCTGTGCCAGCACCGCAGAATACTCGGAGGAGGCTCCTACATCCACCTGCAGGTCAAAGTCGTACATGGCGTAGTCCGTACCCGTAAATGCTCTGCCTGATACCTCGTCCCCCATCTCAATGACGATTTCCCGCTTGTCGGAGCAGTAGGTTTTGAAAAACTCCATCCAAATGCGGCCGATCTCTTTTACTGCATGCCAGTATCTGCGCTGGATCTCTTTGACAGGGGTCTGCGCTTGGTTTTGCAATGCAATGATTGCGGATGCGGCCATGTTTGCACCCAAGGACTCGCCAGTCGTCACCTCGGTCGTGCCTGTCACTACGCGGGTAAGGTCGATCATGTCGTTGCTCACCTGCGTAGCAGCAGACGAAAACGCCGGAGGCTGCAGGTACGATATCCCGCCGTTGGAGTAGTCGGTGACGATCTCCCCCGGCTCGTTTGTCAGCGGCTGTCTGATTGCACCGGGCTTTGCCACGATTTTCGGGAAGCCCATCTGCTGGATGGCCAGCGCCTGCATTCCGTACATAAAGTTGATGAGCTTTTGGTTGGGGATAAGCCCCTCAATTTCGCCGATGCCGTAGAAACAGGCTTTACGCAGCTTCCAGTTGAGCGCCGCCACAGGGTACAGCTTGATGCGGACGGGGCTGCCCTGCGGGGTAAGCGGTACTGCCGTGCATATCTCCACGCTGCGGGTCGCTTTGTCAAACACGACCTCACCGTTCTTGCGGTAATACTTGGTCAGCACCGTGACCTTTTCGTTTTCCTTGCCGTCCAGCTCGATTCTCTCGGCCTGATAGGTGCTTGCATCCTCAAATTCATCGGGGCAGATGTTTGCCACCTTTTCCGCAGGCAATCCCCTGTCCTTTGCCATCTTGCGTACAGCGCCCAATTTGAGCCGCTGGGCGATGATGAGGTAGTCCTGCTTCTGCACATCCCGGAGCTGCGGGTTGGCTACAAAAAAATTGAGAGCATCCACGGTTTCCCCGCGAAGCTCCCCCACATATTTGTCGCCTGTTACGCTGGTGTCCCAGTAAAAGTGCCATATGCCTGTGCCGTTGGTCGCTGCATCGTCACACGCCTCGTTGCACAGCTTGTCCATGTCGGCTCTGTCCCAGATCGTCCGTGCGTACTCGGTGCAGTTCTCGGCGGCGTCCTGGTGCATCTGGTCAATGATTTCGTTACCGCTGGCGCTGCCCTGTCTGTAGACGATGCTGACAGGCTGGTCAAGCACGCTGGAGCGCTTGCTGCGGACGATCATGTCCACGATGTTAAGGACGGGTCTCGGCAGGTTTTTGGTGCGCTCTGTTGCTTGTGGCCACTGGTCGCCCTCCTTAAATCGCACAAAGGTCGGGAATTTGGTGCTAAAGCCCATCTTGTTTTGGTACGCCACACCCTCTCGGTATAGCGTCCACAGGGTTACATCACTCATATCAATCCTCCGGGCCGTTAAGCCACTCGCTGAATATCTTTGTTGCATATTGCTCCTGTGCCGTCTGGTCGTCCCCTAACGCCCACAGGATCAGGCGTTTGAGCCATCGTCTTACCATACCTGATACCCTCCTTGTTCTTCGGTCTGCCGCAGCTCCGGCGGCAGCTTGTACTTTGTAACCGGCGGCTGTCCCGCATACGGTCTACCGCTGCAAAAATACCTGATGGCATCAGGTGCATGGGTCAGCTCGTGCGGCTCTGTCGCTACATCGTTAGGCTTGTGGTCATCATACTGGACCATCGGCAAACAGCGGATGACCTGCTTACAGTTGCGGAAAAACCGCAGCCCTGCTATCCTTGTCTTGTCGCCGGTTATGATATCTCTGCTGTCCCTCGGCTTGAGCCACTCGTGTACATCCTGCCAGCCGTTGATACGGTCGTTGTCCACCTTGACCAGCGGAATGTCCTGCTCCATAAATATGTCTGCCACGCTGCGTCCTGTGTCGTTACGCCTGTTCCACAGGTCGGGCGGTGCAAGCCATTGCTCGATCTTATCGTCCCCGTTGGCCTCCTTGATACGCATGGCGGCATCCGATGCAATCAGCCCCGACTCGTATATCTCTCGGTACACATAGCCGTTGCCCTCGCCGTCAATGGCGATCCAGTATCCGGCCAGCATATCCAAGCCGTAGTCCATGGCAAAGTAGCGTCTCCACCAGTCGGGTATCTCGATGGGGTCTATCACATGGATATCATCACGCCACTCTGCAAAATACTGCCCTGCAAACACATTCCAGTCGCCGTCCAGCCATGCCCGGCGCATATCCTCCGGGAGGGTCTCCAGCATCCGAACATAGTCTGGGTCCTTATCCACCAAAACCTTGTTGTCGTACACCTTTGCCGGTATAAACTCGTAGTCTTCTGGGTTTTCAGAGGCCGTGTAGTCCCGGTCGATAAACAGGCGCTTGACCCACGCATGGCCGACTCCTCCGGGGTTGCAGGTCAAGTACATCCGATGGGGGAAGTCGTTGGCTCCACGGTTTGATGCAACAAGGTTGTTGTACATAAACTCGGTAAACTGTGTCGCCTCGTCCAAAAACATGATGTCGTACTCTTGCCCCTGATACTGCAATACATCGGCCTCGGCCGAGCAGTATCCAAAACGGATACGACTGCCGTTTGGGAATATCATCGCCTTTTCCGAGTCCCGATAGGTTGCTATGTCGGGTTCCAGCACCTTTCGCAGCTCCAACACATGGTTTTGCCACAGGTCGGCATATGTCCGGCGCAGGATCAGTATCTTGATGCCGCTATAATTAACGGCAAGCATGGTGGCCTTTGCTCGCACCACCCAGCTCTTACCGCCGCCTCTGGCACCGCCGTAACACACCCTGCGCTTTTCCGACAGCAAAAACTGCTCCTGCTTGGGATTCGGTGTGCCTAAATTGACCGTCATTTGGCGTACTCCTTGCCATTGCCCAGCACGATCTCGATTTTGGGTATCTCGCCACCCAAATCAATCGGCTGATTGGCCTTGCCGTATACACGGTCAAGTACGGTTTCTGCGCACTTTACCCGCGTTTCGGTTTTCTCATTTGTGTTGTTGAGGGTATCCACCAGCAGCTTGACTGCCGCAGGAGTCGCCGCTTTCAGCATTGCTTTGGCGTCTTCGGGGATTTTCGCCCTCCCACTTGGGTTCCCACTCTGCCCTTTTTTCCATGGGCGCAGGTTCTCTTTGCTTTTCGCACTGCATCCACTGGCCATCTTCGGCACCTCCTTTCAAAATTCTTCCCGCCCTATCCCTCCCGGTGTCTACTATGCCGGGCTACCAATTATTGTTACCAAACCGTGGTTATCCGCTTAGTGCCTGTCTTGTTCCCGCACAGCAGGAGCGTCTGCGGCTGCTCATGGTCGCTCTCGCTGCTGGGCAGCAGCATCTTCCGGGCTGCGTAGCCTCCGTACTGCTGCCATGCAGTACAGCTAACCACTACCAGCTGCTTGGTACGGATAACATTGTTGTTACTGTCCACCACGATCTTTTTGGGCTTACTGATGGTGCCTTTGTGGGTATGGCCAACAATCAGAGCGTCAATGCCCTCTATGGTGTAGCCGAAGCGCTCATTGCGGTTGACCGTTGCACCGGTGTAAATGCCGCCGCCGGAGCCATGGGTAACAGCCATCGTATAGCTGGTGATAGGGATATCTCTTGTTACCCTGCGCCCAATCTCCAGCTTGAGGAATGCTATATCCTCGGCGTAGTAGTCCTCCATGTCCAGCTTGCACATGATATCGCCCATAATGTCTTGGTCGGTGTCCCTGGCTGTCCTCGCTTCGTGGTTACCGGATACCGCGCAGAGTATCTTATCCTTGATGGGCGTTAGCATTTCCGCCATCATCTTTTTCTGCTCCCGCGGGCGGATATAATCCTCAAAGGGGCTTCCCACCGCGTTCCGGGTATTGTTGTTGATGAGATCGCCGCCAAGGATGAGATAAGCGTCCTCCCGCTCTACCCGGCGGCAGAATGCTTGCCAGCCCTCTTTATCATGTAGGATGCTGCCCAAATGCACATCAGATACCGGATATACCTTGATGGTGTCGCTCTGCGGGATTTTGCGGACTATTAAATCCATAGGTATCCCCTCCTTTATGGCATAAAGAAAGAGAGCGCCTTTCGGTACTCTCTGACTGCTTTTAGTAAGGCAGACTATTGCGAACTTGCGGCCTGCCAGCGCGGCACCTTTTTTACGAAGGTCATGTATCTTCGGCCGATGGGATAACGGGGCATCGGCGACACCGTAAAAAGGAGGTAAAACATGAAGGTGGAGCACCCGATAGGGATTGAACCTATAACCCGCTGCTTACAAGGCAGCCGCTCTACCATTGAGCTACGGGAGCAGATTGCCGGGATTAGGGGCCCGGCTCCCCACCAGGAGGAATGTCAAGGGAAGTCTGTGTTTTACCACGATATTAGTATACACTATGTTAGGCGTTATTTTGTCCCGAATTTGTCCCAAGTTTTACAGCTCGGTCACACCGTATCGGCAAATAGCGTATCTCTTGATGGCCTCGTCCATCCTGCGGTACAGCTCCGACCTGCTGATGTGCAGCTCGTCACATAATCTATCGATGGCATTGTACTCACGCCGCATGACGGCCACCTCAAGTATCCTGCGCTGCTGGTCGGTCAGGATAGACAGGCCACGGTCCATCTGCCGCACTTGCCACTTAACCAGCTCGTGATTGACGGTTAGGTTGTCCCTATTGCAGATGGCGTTTATGATGCGTTCCTCGGCAGTCGAGCTGCCGCCCTGTACAGGTGTGGCGTCCATTTTGGGCGACCTGATGCCCTCCATTCTGGCCGTCAACATATCGATCTCGTCCTGCAGGCTGTCGATGGCCATGAGCTTTTCGTAATACCTGCCAAGCTCCCACTTACAGGTCTTTTTGTAGTCTATCATGTGGCTCCTCCTTTCTCTCGCCGTAGGAGCAGAAATCGTCCTCGTGCATCTGCGCCCCGCAGTTGGGACAGTAAGGCTTGCCGTACTCTTTCGAGAAATTCCGGCAGCGGGTGCACTGCTCCTCATAGTTTCCCGTTTCCAGATTGAACCGGCCCGTGCCCCACCGCCCATGCACCACCGGGGCAACATCAACAGCTGGCAGTTCTTTAATAGCATGTCCGATATCCCACGCCACAGAGTCACCGGCATAGTTTAGGATTCGCAGTTGTTCTCGGTATTCTTCTTCGCAAATTGCAAGTGCGGCTTCCCGCTTAATATATTCAGCCATTGTCAGCCCTCCTCAATTTTCATAAAACAACCCCAAAAAGTTTGGCTTTTCTTCCCGCTGTGGTGTCCAAATAGAGGTTTCTCACCTATCGCATCCCAGACATCACCAGCCGGTATCTGTGTTTCTGCCCACTTGAAAATCAGCACGCCGTCCTGTTTCAATACCCTCATACATTCGCGGAATCCATCATGCAGCATCTCTTTCCAGTTCTCGCCGAGCTGTCCGTACTTCTTCCGCATCCACGCATTTTCTCCAATGCGGCGCAAATGCGGCGGGTCAAAAACAACAAGAGAAAATGTGTTGTCCGAAAACGGAAGATCCGTAAAATCGCACTGTATGTCTGGATGCACAATGCATTTCCGCTCTGAATCATGCTTGGTGCTGCTCCAAACACCGGTAAGCTCCTCATCGCGCACATCGCAATAAACCGCCGCCGGGTGTTGCTTATTAAACCATATCGTCCGAGATCCGCATGTTACATCAAGTATCCTTTTCTCCATTGTTCTCCTCCTAACATCCAGTCCCAACGCCATAATCGGGATTATTGGTAATCTTTGCAATTTCGTCTGCGGTCAGCGTATGATTGCTTGCAGTGTATGTAACGGGCCCTTTGCACCTGTTCTGACACGCCAAGCACTCGCAATTGTTATAGTTGGTTGTTGTATTCTGACGGAATGGACAGAGATGATTGAAGCAGTCCATCACTTAACCTCCTCTTTCAGTTCGTCATACAACTCGCTAAACCGTTTGCCCCACTTCCTTATTCCGAAGAAAAAGCACACGCCCAACACAATCCACAGCCCGCTGGCGATGTTTAGTAATAGATTATCCATCATTCTACCTCCTGCATCCAGTATTCTGTTTTGCAATCGTAACAATCTGTATCATAGCACCCAGCACTTGGGTTATAACCTTCAATCAATTTGGGGCATAAAGCTATAACTCCGTTGCCCAATAAGTTAGCTCTCGGATATTGTTCCAAAAATACATTCTGCCTTGTCTTTACCGGATGCTCTTTCGACCATTTCTCTGTAATGGCAACAACACCGGCATAGTTTTGAATCGTATCATCATACAAGCATTGTCCACTCGCAGGGCACGAATCACAAGAGTCAATGCTATCGCACATTCTTTTATACTCCTCAAAAAACTTTACTGCGTCCATTCTATTTATTCTCCTTATTCTCATTTAAGATTTCCATTATCTTTCTATATTGATAATCTGGTATTAAAGGTTGTATTCCATTACATTGCTTGTATTCATACCATGCTATAAATATACCAAGACTAAAACAAATTGTTGTAAAACCAAATAACATCCAAAATACAGCTGTAAGAGAAGGTTCAACTAATCCCATGAACCAACCACATATTTCTATTGAACAGAAAGCAATAAGTGCAAGAAAACAAGTTAACATTACTGAACGAGTTTGAAGCGCATATGGGTCTTTTGCTTTACACAGCTTTAAGAATTTTCTGAAATTCATCATATGTTTAGCTCTATGGCATTAGCTGGGCAGCCTTCGCACACATCGTAGGTATTGCACATCCTCCGAGTTTCTTCTAAAAATTTTACTGCGTCCATTCTGCACCTCCAAAATTCTCAAGATAGTATTGCTTGCAGTCCTGCCAACCATTGTAATAGGCTGCCTGCTCCCGGCGTTCCTGTTCCTCTGCGGTGATCTCCGCCTGGTCCACTTCATCCAACTGATTCCACCTTTCGGCCGAAATAGCCGATAGAACCATTATGCAGAAAGCAGCTAAGATTATCGTAACTGCCGCTGCCGTCCAGTTCCTCATAGCGAATCCCTCCTAAATCCGAAAAATGTCTTTATTTGCGGCAGGGTCTCCAGCCTGTGGCCGTCTACCGTTACTAAGGCGGCATAGCCCTGACCTATCCAGCCACGGTGCCAAATCCCCCGAGCTTCGTAGTAGTCAACGCTCTCCCGGCGCTCTGTTGTTTTGCCGCAAACCCTTATCTCGATGTCGATTTTCCCATCCCGGCGCTTTATCCAATTCTTTGGGCGCTTATACTTACCGGATGCCGCCGCGTCCTTGTAGCATTGTTTGGAGCAGTACTTTTGTCCCGGCTGGCCGAAATAGTCCTTCCCGCAGTATTCGCATTTCTTCGGCTCGGCTTTTTTCATACTGCTTTTGCGGGCCCGGATGCTGTCCATGGCCTTTTGACACTCCTTGCAATACAACTGCCGTGGGTTGGTGCTTCCTATCGGCCCTCCGCATCTCTTGCAGGGCCGGTTTGGGTCTCTCTTGATTCCATAGCGAGACAAGATTTGTGCCACATAGCCGTAATCAAGATCGAGAATTAAGGAAATCTCCCTGTTGGTCTTGCCCTCCCGCACCAGCTGCTCCAGGAACTCCGGGTCATTTGATTTAGAACAGCCGATTTTGGCGCTAGGAGACGCTTTATCGTATGACATCATAACTCACCACCTTTTCATGCTCGGCCATCTCTGCGCGCATTTTTATGGCTTTGGTGACAGCGTTCCAGCGCTTGATAAATTCCTCTGCGCTTTGCCCCTCAAAAGTAGGCTTCTGCCGTTTTATTTCCTTCTGCCCCATTAGGGCACCTCCTCGATTGTTATTTCCGTCCTCGGATTTTTTCTGTCATACTCTCCCCTTAACCGCAATTCCACATGGTCAAAGCTATCATCTGCGATTACCCCCCGGTGTACCAGCCCGTCCATCAGCATCTTGCCGTTGTAGTTGTCGGGGTCGTGCCTGTGCCTGGTTGGAAAGTAGTAGGTGATGGTCACCACCGCCTTGCCCATTGGTTTGCACTTGGGGCAGTATGCCACAAACAGCTGCAGCCAGCGCTGCTTTTCTGCTCGGTAGTCCCAGGCGTTCGCCCGACCAGCGTATTTATTCAGCGATGGGGGGATTTCGGGAATTGTTATTTTCACGCATTCTCCTCCATCGTCCGCTGCGCCAGCGCCATGTCATAGCTGGGCAGCTGCTTTACCTCTGGCATACCTGCCAGCTTTGCCCGGATATCCGCAGGCAGGGCTTGCATTTTGCGCTCGCTCTCCTGCCTTGCCCGGTAGCTGCGCATAAAGTTGGACTGCACCACGCTCTGCACTGTACCGGTGTCCATGCTGGCCCATTCCCGCAGCTGGGAGGGGTGCCCTACCAACCGTTGTAGGTTCTCCGGCAGGGCTGCAAACTCTTTCTCGCTGTTGTAGCCGCTGTTCCGCAGGGCCTTTGCAATCAGCGCCCATGCTTCCCCCTCGGAGAGTTCCGCCGGTCTGCTGATCTCCCCGATGCTGGCTATGATAGCCCCGATGTGTGGGGGGAACCCCTTGCGATCACTGGCAATGTGGGTCTTAACCGCCGCCGCTACAAGGTCAGCCGGGTAGTCTGCCAGCATTTCCGCCCACAGGTTTACCACCGCTTCGGCATCCTGACGCTTCATGTCCCGGTAGTACGCTGGATAAGCGGCCTTGAGGATGGACATAACAGCCAGTGTTTCAGTACGGTTCATGTTGTCCCTCCTCCTGCAGCATCTGCAGGAAAACATTGTCGGTTTCCCCCTGCGGAAGCTCGTCCTCCCACCTGCGCTGGTTTAGCCATGTCGCAGGATTTGGGATGTACTGACCGTTGTTCTCCGTCCATTGGCGGCTTCGCTTCTGTGCAGAAACGGCATCCATCATGCGGTCAAAGGTCTGCTTGTCTGGTTTGATGCGCTCAAAAGCCTTTTCCGCTGCGCCTTTGCCGACTTTCTTGGGATATTGCGCCCAAAATTCGGCGAACCGACCCCCTTGGGGGGTTTGGGGGGTATTCGGATTCGGATTCGGATTCGGATTGGATTCGGATTCTAGCAGACAATCCGCTGTCAATTGACAGCAAGTTGCTGACAAGTGACCGTCAACAGTCGAAAATGCTTCTTTTGGCGGTTCGGGGAATTTTCTGATCTTGTTTCTCACTCGTTGGTGTTTCTCCCATGTCGGGAAGAACAGGTATGGCATGCCGCTCGTTTCGTCATGATAGGGGCGAACCAGGCCGACAGAGGTCAGGTGAGAGATCGCATCCTCGATTGCCTTTTTAGTCACATTTTCCTTGGTCGGGAAAAGGTCGTTGCGGAGTACGATGGGTCTGCCATCGCAGCATCCGTAATCATCAGCTGTTACGATCAGCCGATAGAAAACGACCTCATCAAACCAAGAGAGCTGGTCTATTTGCGGACTGCGCTTGATCGACTCCTTAATAAGTCGATTAGGCATCCAATCCCTCCTCTACGGGGATTAAGTAGGAATTCAGCCTGCTATGGTCCTGCACGATGGAGAAGACCGTTTTAATATCTTCCATTGAAAGGTCATGGAGCATGATCCCGTCCGTTACCGGGTCTGTAATCTCTCCGAGCTGTAGTGCTGTAATAAACATGTCCAGTTTCATTTCGTCCTCCTGTCGCTTTTTACTGGGAAGCGTAACCCTCAATTAAAAGGGAGGTCGTTCTCGCCATCGACTTCTTCAAATCCGCCCTGCTCGCTCTCTGCGGGCTTTTCCTCGGCCTTGCCGGTAGATTTGCTGCCGCCGAACAGAACCTCCTCTGCGATGATTTCTGTGGCTGTGCGCTTATTGCCGTTCTTGTCCTCGTAGTTGCGAACTTCGATGCGCCCAACAATGGTAATGAGGTCGCCCTTGCCGAACCACTGGTTTACGAATTCGGCGGTCTTGCCCCATGCTACGATGGGTACGAAGTCAGTCTTTTCCCGGTCACGGTTGCGGTCTACGGCGATGGTAAAGCCGCACACGCTCTTGCCGCTGTTGGTCTGTTTCAGTTCGGGGGCCTTGGTCAGCCGCCCGTTAAGGATTGCTTTATTCAGCATCTTCTGTCTCCTCCAAATAGTTGGTGTAGAATTCTCCCCGGAAAGCGGGGATGTCCATATCGTAGGTGTCAAGGCAGGCTTGCTCGCCTACCCGGTGCAGCCAGTCCATTACCTGTGCATTCCCATGGGCATGGACAAGGTGGCAAGGCTCATGGCACAGTGCCACCCACAGGCCCATGCGCTTGCTTTTGGCCCGCAGGGCGTTGCCGAATATCTCATGCCTATCCAGCTTCACACCGGAGCGCATACACATAAAGCACCGGGAGGTATCAGCCTGCACCACGCTTGGCGCGTAACCGTTACTGTCAAGGGGTGCGCCCCATTCGTTTGTCATTTGCCCCATTCCTCCTTTAGCAAGGCCAGCTCGGCCGGTGTGGCAACATCTATCCCTTGCTCTTTGCAGTCTGCGATGACGGCATCCAGCAGCCGGGACATCTGTTTGGTGTTGTAGGTGCTGCTGCCGTAGTACAGCCGGATCACCAGATGGTCACCGTCTGGCTCGTAGTCTACCTGTTCCGTTACCCAGCCAGTACCGAGCATTTCCCACGCTGTCCGGACGGTCTTGGCGGCTTCCGGCTCGATATTGTGCACATCCTTCCAGATTCCGACCTCCTTAATGTACTTCCGGTACAGCTCCTCCTTAGTCAGCGGGGCCGCCTGGGTGGAGAGGGTAAAGGCCAGATCATCAAGGAGTGCCCACAGGTACGAGTTGGCCGAAAGGCTCCTGCGCTCGTGGTGCTCCTTTAGTTCGGCGGCGTACATCTTGCCTGGCTTCATCTCATCAAGGAAAGCCTGGGCGGCTGCGGCATCTTTGGTATACAGGGTGATGCCGTAGCCGTTCCGGTCTCTTGTCCAGTCGGCAGAATCAAACCGGAGCCTTGTTTTCATTCCTCTTTTCGGCCTCCTTTGCGGCTTTCATACACGGACCGCACAAATGCCGTCCGAACATTTTCTCGGTGTATGGGACAATCTCCCGGACATACCATGTAGACCCGTCTCGTTTGGTGATTGGGACGATCGGTTTCCCGCAGTCAGCGCAGATTTCCGTGATGTCCTCTCCGGCATCGCCCGGTTGACCAAAACTAAATACGATGTTGCCGTTTTTGTCCGCGACCGTCAGATATGTAATTTGTTCGCCGTTTACTTCCATCTCCGCTACCGTGAACCGTGCCCACTTGTCATTGCTATCTGCAGGCTCATATTTTCCGTTGGCGTTCTTTTGAGTCTTCATCGGGACAACAATGTTGATTTTGGTGTAGAGTTCGCGACCGATCCCCCAATTAAAGCAGGCGCGCTTAAAGCTGTCGGAGCTTTCGCCCTTTTCCTTTTCGGTGTAGCTTTCGGTTCCGCAGTCAGCTTTCCATGCCCACCCGTCATCCGTTTTGATACCGACACGGCAGAAAAGGTTCCCCTTGCATTCGTAATGTTCCCGCTGCCAGTTTTCAGCGCCAACCGTCTCGTCCAGAATGCGCATGTCACATCGCGCGTCCTTGTAGCAGAGGAGAACAGCCCCTCTCGATGTATAGCGGTCAACCCGCAAGTCAACCTCGTCCGCTCGCAGCGGTCTGAATTTAACCATGTTATCCTCCTTATTCAAAGTACCTGTCAGCATCCGCATCGCTTGCGTCAAACCGCTTAACACAGTTTTCGCAGCCAATGACCATGCCGTCCTTAATGTAAATGGTCTCGTTGATCTCGCAGCCGCACTCCGGGCAGATGTGCGGCTTATCATCGTAGTTATCCACCCAGCTCGGGATGGGCCTATCCGGGATATCGTATGGGTTCATGCTTCCACGACCTCCCCATTTTCCAGTTTGTAAAATACCCCGGGTTTTATGGCCTCACCATCTACCTTTACCGCTCGCACCTCTTTAATTGGGTAAGTATCACCGTTCCAGTCACCCCTCTCGGTTAGGACGAGCCAGCATCCAATGGCGCCGGATGCCTTACTATCAACTCCGGTGACGATTGCAATAGACCCCTTTCCATCAACGGTGGCTGCGCTACGGTCGCCGGTGTTGGTGGCTGCGCTACAGTTGCCGGTGTTGGTGGCTGCGCTACGGTCGCCGGTGTTGGTGGCTGCGCTATAGTCGCCGGTGTTGGTGGCTGCGCTACGGTCGCCGGTCTGCTTTTTGCTGCTCTCGGCTTTTTCTTTTATGTACTCGACCGCAGCTTTTACGATGCCTGCAATCCCGATCTCCGCCCGGAGTTTTATTTTCGTTCCGGATCGCTTGCTGTCACCTTCTGCTTCTTCTTCCGTCACACCATCGAGGTCAGCCACGAAAAACCGACTGTCGGCCGGGGCGTAATGGGCGAACACATCCAGCGGGTACTCGCAGCCATGGAATCCTTTTTCGCATAGCACGGCTTCCGTTTCCTCGTATTCCTTGCCGAGCTCAAACTGGAAACTGCGGCATTTCATATCCTTATCGGTTCCCTTGTAGACAATCACTTGACATTCCTCCCAGAATCTTGTATATTGGTGGTGCTTAATCTACCTTTGTCCTCATCGGCTTTTGCGGAGCCGGTGGGGGCTTTTCTATGCCTGTACTCCTCCTGCTGGCGGCGGATACAGCGCAGAACCCATGCTGTGAAGTTGCAGTAACCCATTTCGATAAGCTGCTGACGGAACTCCGCCATATTCACATAACCCAAAGGAATACGCACAGACAGCTTATAGTTTGCTTCCCGTTTCCTGCCGGGCTTGTCCGCTATCAGCGCTTCGGCTTCTGCAGTACGCCGGATGCCATAATGCTCCGGCCGTTTGCACATACTGTCCAGCGGCTTGGTGTAACCGGGGAACTTCTCCCGGATAACTGCTATCCTCTCGTTCTGCTCCATGGTCTTACCTCACAAGCAGCAGGATAGCCGCTGCTGCGAAGATGGTTCCCATTCCGAGGACTACGGCCAAGGCTTCCTGCAGCCACTCCTTTTTACTCATCTTCCTGTACCTCCTTTTGCGGAAGCTCCGGTAGGGATGCCCACCACTGGACCTTGATAGCGCAATCCACATTATCTCTGCTGACATTGAACATCTGATGCTTGGTGCTGAATGGCAAGGTAGCGTATCTTCCCGGATTTGTCTGGCACAGGTAATGCCCGTCCTTGCTGGGTACGATCTCATCCGAGTTAAACCACCGGATAAAGGTGTTGGTTGTTGCTTCCATGTTGTTCCTCCTTAACTTAACCATCTTGCGAAGCTGGGCAGGCTGATAAAATACTGTCCGCGCTTCCCATTTGTCTTTTTAAGCGGGATACCGCTGCCCATCAGCGCTCGGTAGCCCATTCCTGTGTACTGGGAAACCTCTGTGAATGAGAGGATTTCCTTGCCGGGGAACCTGTCCATCAAGCGTTCGAGGTTGTCCCGGTAGCTCTCCTTTTCCCTCGGCATTATCCTACCTCCTTTTCCTTGATAAGCGCGTCCAGCGCAGCGTTAAACTTCTGCTCGGCTCCCTTTGGGCTACAGTGCCCATTAAGGACCATGCTCAACCACTTTGTGGAGCATCCGATTTTTGCTGCAAGTTCTTGTGACGACACTCTGTTGTTGTGCATTTTGCCAACAAGCTCACCTGTCCATTGTGCAGGCATCCAAAATTTCCTCCTTTCAATTCAAAATGTTGAAGTTTTTTTACCTTTATGGTAGAATGAATTTGCAAAAACAAGTCCACCGCAGGCAAAAACGAAATTCACCTTTGTGAGTTTCTATTCCTAGTATAATTCAAATTGTTGAATTATGCAAGCATTAGAATTCACAAATTTGAATTTTTGTTGTAATGCACAAAAAGGAGTGTATTATTTGTGTTTTATGACAAGTATTGTGAATTGTGCAAAAGGAACGGAATTTCCCCAACAAAGGCGGCAGCAGAGATCGGCCTTGGTATGGGTACACCAACCGCATGGAAAAAACGAGGGACTTATCCAAACCCGGCACAGGCGAAAAAGGTAGCAAACTATTTTAATGTTTCTATAGATTGGCTGATGGACAATGAAATAGAAAAACAGCCCACCGAAGGTGAGCTGTCCGGGATTCGGAAAGACCTTATGGATTTCGCAGATACTTTGACAGATGAGAAAATTGAGAAATATCTTCGTCTAATGAAAACTTTAGAATCCGAAGATATTTAACAAGCTGCTCGTCAGACATCCGTTCCACCGCCTTTTTGAATTCCTCCTTTTTCTCCATTGGTGTTCCTCCTCTTTTGTCGATTATTGTCAAATAAAAATCCTTCCAAATTCAGCATGTATTTGGTACAATTCAATTGTAACAAATTGCATTGCCAATATGTACTGACAAATGTTGCGGTTTCGGCGCAAAAACTGTCATGTTTTTCGGACAAAAGTGTCCGGTAACAAAAAACAGGAGATGAGTTTGTGAATTCAGACGAAGAAAGGAATTGGGATAACTTTTTATTGGAGGTAGCCACAAAACGGCAGGAGCAGGGAATGACCCACAAGGATTTGGCCGACAATGCCGGGACGGTTGAGAGGACGATCTCCAGGCTGCTTTCGGAGCCGACCAAGAATCCGAGCCTTTTTCTCGTTGCTTCCATCTGCCAAGCGCTGCACATATCTCTCGACAAGCATTTCGTGAAGGAAGTCTATAACAAAACAGACAGCCAGAACAGCGAAGAAATGATAGAGGTTCTGAAAGAGCAGGTGCGCCAGCGCCGGAAGCTGTCCAAAACACTCTTCGCAGTTATTTTTGTCCTGCTGGCGATGATGATTTTATACCTCGTCCTAATCGATGCAAATAACCTTAACTACGGTTTAATTCGGGATTAAGAACAGATGTTCGTTACGAGTATAATAGTACACCACAGCGTGTCCGATAGAAAGGACTGATGCTTTTGAGTAAACTAAAAGAGAAAATTGACGATGCAGGCGGTATAGGAGTAGTGCTTGGAGGAATTGCTTTGGTCTTCCTTTTATTCTGGGGCTCATACGGTCGTCAGTTTGTTTGGGAACACACTTGTGGGATTTGTGGGAAATGGAAAGCCATCGACACAATAAGCATTGAGGGCAACGAGGAGATGAGAATCTGTTTGGATTGCCGTGATAACAAGGTGTTCTACTGCGACGACTGCTGGATGTGGTTCTATATGGAAGATTTCGGCGGGTGTAACAACGAAACCGGGGAATTGTATTGTAAGGACAGCTATGAAGCAATCAATGGAGGTTCATAAGATGGATAACCATAACGGGGGAGAAGAAATCGCGCGCGTTTTAACAGAGATGCCAAAGCCGCCATTGAAGCAGAGGGCTTTGCGCGTCATCGCTGGAATAGGCTCTGCCATTGCTTTTCTCGGCGGCCTTTGGCTTTTATGCAGTTCCAGTGCGGCAAAAGAGATCACTGCATTCATTGCAGGTGGGAATGGATATGTTGCCGGTTTCCTTGTTCTCATTGGGCTTGGCTGCGCTATCATGACGGCCGAAGCGGCTAAAAAAGGCGAGTACAGCTCACTCATTTTTGTCCCATTCGCTTGTGCGGGGTGCGTTATTGGCGCATTACAGGTTGGCAGCATGGCTCTTATCTTTATAATTATCGCATTCGTCATTGGGATGCTGTGGGTTATAAGTAATATCAGGGTATCTAACTACTACAAGGAGGCTATGGAAGATTACAACCGAGTCCAGTATGAATTGGAGAAATACAAAGAGGATTATAGGTACTTGGTACATACTATCGAAAACCGGGATAAAGAGAATTAAGTAAAATACCGCCCCCGGCAACGAGGGCGGCTAATAATAAGAGGAGGAGAAAGCAAATGAAAACTGTAAAAGTATTAACCACAATCGGATGGATCGCCGTAGTTGCACAGGCGGTGGCCATCTTCGGCAGTCTATGGGAGGAGTACAACGGAATTCACAATCTCTTTCCGATTATGACCAACTCCGCAGAAGCGTTTTGGCTTTCCATCACATGGTGGGTTTCATACCTCTCTATAGGGATAATTGGTGTCATTCTTTTAATCATCGCAAAAATTCGCAGAAAGAAGATAGCGTCGCAGGAGGCGAGCAAGGATGCTCTGTAAGAAGTGCAAAAAGGAATTACAGGATGATTGGCTCTACTGCCCTTGGTGCGGTTTGAACGCAAAAAAAGACTCACGCAGAGCGATATCGCAGCGAAAAGACGGGACATACCAAAAAGCAATCACAATTGATGGGAAGCGCAAGTATTTTTACGGGAGATCAGAAAAGGATGTCATAAAGAAGATTGCAGAATTCAGCAGGGAGGCGGAGGATAAGCGGTCTGCTGCATTTGCCGTCTATGCCGAAGCGCTTGAGCAGTCTTGGGACAACCTCGCATACAATTCCCTTCGAGGGTACAAGCCTGCGCTCGTGCGATGTGTCACTACCTTCGGGAAAACGCCTGTCGCAGACATCACGCCGATGCAGGTAAAGGGTTTCCTCGATAAGGTTGGAAAGACATTCTCACAAAAAACCGTGAACACGCAGAAGAACATAACGAGTCAAGTGTTCGACCTCGCCATCCTCGCCGGGGACATACAAGTAAACCCGGTCGCAAACATAAAAGCGACCGGGAAGAAAACAAGCGGGCGGGAAGAAGCATCGCAGGAGGATAGGGAGAAGATCGCAGCCCATTGGGACGATTGCACCGTATCACGACTTGGTTACTTCATTATGCTGACCGGGCTTCGTGTGGGAGAAGCACTTGCTCTGCGATACGAGGATATCGACAGGGATAAAAACCAAATCCATGTTACGAAAAGCGTATACTATGTCGGCACTGCCCCGCACATAAAAGAGCCAAAGACGGATGCAGGGGTCAGAACGGTGTTCCTTCTGCCGGATGTCGCAGAACGATTCAATGGGAAGAATGGTTACATCTTCACGAATGAAAAGGGAGAAATCCTTCGAAGCAATGAATCGTCCCGCAATTGGAGAAAATGGTGCAAAAATTACGGAATATGCTGCACATTCCACCAGCTTCGGCATAGCTTCGCAACATCTTGCTGCGAGGTAGGGATTGACAAAGCCGTTATCCAAGAGATGATGGGGCATTCCTCCTACATCGTGACGGAAAAGTACACCCATCTGCGTGACAAAATGTTGGAGGATGCACAGGCCAAATTTACTACATCACTTTTACATCACACGGATGCAAATACAAAGCAATAA